CACAAGATGCTGCTAGGTATGAGTGACAAGCTGCAAGAGCCTGATGAAATGACCGGCAAGGAAAAGCGTTTTCATTCTACTTTTATCACTAACGCCTTAGACCTATGCAAGTTACTTTCGCACATGAACATCACTAACGACCCGCAGCTTGAAAAAGCTAGGCAACAGTTAGAGCTTGCACTGGTGGGTACTGACTTAGATGAAATCAAGGAAACAGAGTTTGCGCGTTCTAACATGAAGAAACGTGTCGATGACATTCTTGAACAATTTGACTGGTAGGGGGGAACATGGAAATAACAACACTGGAAGGGCTGTATCAACACCCAACTAATAGACTAACACTAGGCTCAGACCTGCAATACTTAGAACGTGTTCATGGTGATTCGCTTTGTGAAGAGCTAAAGATACCTAAACTTATAGCGGATTTGATTAACTCTAAATTGTATCGACACATTAACCATACGATAGAGCTTGATTCTGTTTATGAGCAAATGGCTAGCACGTACGTAAACGCTATTGTGGTTAAGCAAGCAGGAGAAATTCTAGGTTACATTACATGGGACGTGCATGATAATGAAAAGGTTCGCCTACACAGTAAAACCATCACGAAAAAGCTAGTGCGTAAAGAATATATTTCTAGCGCAAGTGCTGAGCGTTTGTCTAAAGAGTATGATACGCACTTCAAACCAGAGGAGCAGATTTCAAAAGCTAAAGACTTGGTATCTAGTACAATCCAAGCTATGAAACAAGAACACTTAAAGCAGGTGTCTCTTCAATCGCCCGTTGAGTCCTTTGCAATGTCTCTGGTTCCGTACCTGATGCAGAACATAGATAACTATAAGGAACTAGCTATAAGCAACGGGTACGACCCAGACCAACTAGAAGAACTACACACTGTGTGGAGCAACTTGACCCTAGTGGAAAGTGTCACTGGTCAGGGCCGAGATATAAATGGAAGTGGGTTCTTTGTTCACGTTGAAGGCGATACGTGCCTAGTGTTAGATGCGCATAAAAACAAGAAGGGTGCGCACTATTCGTACGCTTTGCCAGAGCAGATAGGCAGGGCTGTGGGTATGCTTAAGCTAACCGAGAACCGTACTTTCATACGCGATGTTGGGTACAAATACGACCCATCTACATACTTTATAGCAGGAGAATACAATGAGTGAACGTAAGGAACCTATGGTGCATGTGAACGTGCGCCTGCCTAGATATGTGCTAGAACATTTTAAGCAGTACCCTAACTACACGCGCAAGATGCGTGAGGTTTTAATCGAACGAGTTAGGGAAGAAAAAGAAAACGAAGATTAAAAAATGCTTTCCACTACCTAACAATTGTTAGGTTATGTTGACGTACCTTGCCGCCTTCGGGCGGCATTTTTTTGTCTGTAGAAAAGCTATTGACAATGTTAAATCCCGCCGCCATACTCCGTACATGGCTCTTACTCCCGAAAAGAAAGTGAAGAATAAAGTCGTTGCGTTATTAAAGGAACGTGGGGCTTATTACTTTTTTCCTGCTACTTACGGCATGGGGCGCTCTGGCGTACCCGACATCGTTGCTTGTTACCGAGGAAGGTTTATTGGCATCGAGTGCAAGGCAGGGAAGAACACACCTACCGAATTACAAAAACGAGAACTCGCAGCAATCAAGACTGCTGGAGGTAGTTCCGTAGTTATAAACGAAAACAACATTGACGAACTCAAGGAGATGCTTGATGAATAAAGGGTTAGAGATTTGATTGAAGCGGATGGATACAAACCCAGAAGAGTTTGACCGGTTGTTTAGGCAACGAAGGGTTGACCGTCATGGGAACGTAGAGGGCTGGGACAGCATCATCAGTATTGTGTTGGACAAAAATAAAAGCCATTCTTTTGTGAGCGACGAGGAGCGCACATTGTTTGAGGAGAAGATGCTAGAGGTTCAAGGCGACATGTTTTCCGAAGGCGTGATGCGCAAGCTGTTCGAGATGAACGGTGATGATAGTAGTGACACCCCATAAAAAAGCCATCGATAGGACGTAAGCCCTTGGACATTTTAGTTATAGACTTTGAAACGTATTACGCAAAAGATTACGGTTTCAACAAACTTACAACAGAAGAATATATAAGAGACCCACGCTTTGAGGTTATTGGCGTAGCTGTTAAGAAAAATGACGAAGACACTCAGTGGTTTAGCGGTACAACTAAAAAGACCAAAGAGTTTCTCGACCAATTCGATTGGGAAAACAGTGCAGCCGTAGCGCACAATGCCAAGTTTGACATGGCGGTTTTGAACTGGGTTTTCGACATTAGACCTAAGAAGATAGCTGATACCCTCTCAATGGCCCGTGCTATTCACACTGTGGAAGTCGGAGGCAGCCTAGCTGCACTGAGTGAGCACTATAATTTGGGCATTAAGGGGACGGAAGTCCATGAAGCTATCGGCAAGCAACGCCTAGACTTTTCTCCATCTGAGCTACGCTCTTACGGTGGCTACTGTATACAGGACGTAGAGCTTACCGCCAAGCTGTTTAGAGTTCTCATGCAAAGGTTTTCTGTTTTTGAGCTAGACCTGATTGACCTTACGCTTAGGATGTTTACTGAACCTGCGCTCGTGTTGGATAAAAAAGTTCTCAAAGACCACTTACAAGATATACAGCAGAAGAAAAAAGACCTGATGGAGAAAGTGGTGCACGACGAGAAAGACCTGCGCAGTAATGCTAAGTTCGCCGCGTTGCTTGCAGAGTTCGGGGTAAAGGCCCCGATGAAGATAAGCCCCACGACAGGTAAAGAAACTTATGCGTTTGCTAAGACAGACGAAGAGTTCAAGGCACTGCAAGACCATGAGAATGAATATGTGCAATTGCTTGTTTCTGCGCGCCTTGGTGTGAAGTCTACTATTGAAGAAACACGTACAGAGCGGTTTATAAACATTGCGGATCGGGGTTTATTGCCCATACCACTAAGATACTACGCAGCACATACGGGACGATGGGGCGGCGACGACAAGATCAACATGCAGAACTTACCCCGAGGCTCCGCACTCAAGAAGGCGATATGCGCACCAGAAGGCTACGTCTTTGTGGACTGTGACCTCTCTCAGATTGAAGCTAGAACTTTGGCTTGGCTTGCACAGCAGAACGACTTGGTGGTTGCTTTCGATAGAGGCGATGACGTTTATAAGATAATGGCGTCATCTATATACGGTAAAAGCGTGGAAGACATAACCAAAGACGAACGGTTCGTCGGTAAGACTACGATCTTAGGTGCAGGATACGGAATGGGGCCAAACAAGTTTCAACAACAGTTAAAAAACTTTGGGGTAGACCTAGAGCTAAAGGAATGTGAACGCATTATCAAAGTGTATCGCAAGACCTATAAAAAGATTCCAGAGCTGTGGTACCAAGCTAGTGACGCCCTAGAAGCCATGATGCGTAACAAAACTGCACCGCTTGGGTTGAAAGGCGTGTTGAACGTGATGGGTTCGCAAGGTATTGAAATGCCTAACAAATTACGAATACAGTATGCGAATCTTAGGAAGCAAAAAGGGGAAGACGGCAAAGACGAACTAGTGTACGATACCCGAAGGGGTCGTGCGGTTGTTGCAAACAGGATATATGGGGGTAAGGTGATTGAGAACGTTTGCCAAGCTTTAGCCCGCATTGTTATAGGTGAGCAGCTACTCAGAATATCAAAAAAGTACAAAGTGGTAATGACCGTACATGACGCCGTTGGGTGCATTGCACCTGAAAGCGAGGCCGAAAAAGCCATGCGGTATGTAGAAGAAAGCATGAAGGTACGGCCTACATGGGCACCAGATTTACCGTTGGATTGTGAAGGCGGCTACGCCAAAAGTTACGGTGAGTGCTAAGTAATACCCCAGCGGGCGGTGGGTAGGTTCTCGGTAACCACAACACCCGCAGTGTACAAAGAGAGAATAAAGGCCCATTGTGTGCCCTTCCGCATCTTGTGTACACCGGCTAGCCCACGCTACGGGCCTTTTAACTAGGAGATAAATATGAACGACAAAGACCCAGTAATGGTAGACCTTGATCGGTACTTGACCACGCTCGAAGAAGACTACGTAGACCCGTACGAACTCAAGCGTAAACGAGACGAATACCTAGCAGATCGGGACGACTTTATAGATGACGACTATTGATTCTTTAAACGCCTACATACAGGTAAAGAACTCAAGCACGGATACGTTGTTTGCTAAAGGGGATGGGTATTTTTATTTTACAGAAGGTGAAGGCGAGATATTCATCGACTGCCTTAGCAGATGCACTTATCAACAATGGTGCAAAATGATTGACCAATACATAGAACCTGACTTTTAAGGAAACGGTTATGACTAACGAAGAAATCAGAGCGATGCTAAAGTTGTTTGCCCGCCAGTTGGAAATAGCAGCCGAACTTAAACAAATTAAAGAGGCAAAAAATGAGTGGAAAAGGCAGCAAGCGTAGACCTATACTCATCCCCGCTAAAGACTTCGGGGAGAACTGGGCAAAAATCTTTAAGAAACCACAACAGGAGAAAAAAGAAAATGATAACAGCACAAATGGCGAAGCCGGCCGACCCGATGCCAAAGGAGACAGCCCTACAGAAACAGACGGGCGGGACTCACTATAAAGGCATGGCGATTCAACCCGCTGAGTACGCAGAGAAGAATGGCTTGTCCCTGCTGGAAGGTAACGTAGTGAAGTACATAACTAGGTGGAAGCTGAAAGGCCAAGCGCTAGCGGACTTAGAAAAAGCCAAGCACTGTATTGACCTGCTGATTGAGATACATAACGTCAAATGAAAATAACAGTAGAAC